ATCAACGCGTCCGGCGGCAACATCACGCAGACCGGCGATATCAACGTGACCGGCAACATCACCGCCACCGGGTCGATCAACGCACCCTCCGGAAGCGTCGGACCGTGACAGACATCCGAACCGCGTGGGAACCGTTCGCGTTTCGCGGCGACTGGCTGATCGAGCCGCCGGCGCTTGGCGAAGGTGCGGACCTCGAAACCGCCGTGCTGATCAGCCTGTTTTCCGACGCGCGCGCCGACGATGACGACCGGCTGCCTGGTTCGGCGGACGACAAGCGCGGCTGGTGGGCGGGCCCGATCGGATCGCGGTTGTGGCTGCTCACGCGCGAGAAGTCGACCAACGACGTCAGGCTGCGGGCCCGCGATTATTGCCGCGAGGCATTGGCCTGGATGATCGAGGACCAGGTCGCCGATCAGATCGATGTCTCCGCCGAATGGGCGGGCAAGATCAACGACAGGCTCGACATCGAGGTCGCGATCTACCGCGACGGCAAGGAGATCCTGCGCCGGCGTTACGACTGGACCTGGAGACAGGCGCAGCGCACTGCACTGATCGGGAGGGCGGCCTGAGTGCCACTCGCCCGCCCCGAGCTCGACGAACTGCGCAGGAGGGTGAAGCAGGACATCCTTGTCCGGCTTCCCGGCACCGATCCGCTGTTGCGCTGGAACAACCTCGCGATCGCCGGCGAGGTCGAGGCCGGCACTGCGCACCTGCTCTACGGGGTGATGGCCTGGGCATTCCGCCAGATGTTCCCGGACACGGCGGAAGGCGAGTACCTCGAGCGGTGGGCTAATATCTGGGGTGTCCCGCGAGTCGAGGCGACACGCGCCGACGGAGCCGCCCGATGGCCCGCTGAGGCCGGTCGGGCGATTGCGACCGGCGGCATCGTCAACCGAGGCGACGGCGTGCGCTATCGCATCACGGCTGGTGCGACAACGCTCGACGGCTCGATCCTCTGCTCAATTGAGGCAATCGATTTCGGTGCGCGCGGCAACGCCGCGGCTGGCGTGCAACTCACCCTGCAGAGCCCGCCCGATGGCGTCTCCCCCCTCGGCCTGGTCGAACCGCCCGGCATTGGCGGTGGTGCCGATCGTCAGTCTGACGATCTCCTGCTGCAGCGGCTGCTGCTCCGGATCCGCGAGCCGCCGCACGGTGGCAGCGCTAACGATTACATGCGCTGGGCACTCGACGTGCCGGGCGTTACGCGCGTCTGGGTGGCGCCAGTGGCGAACGGGCCCGGGACGGTCGTCATCTGGTTCATGATCGACGACAGCACGCCGGACGGCATTCCAACGGCCGCGGACGTCGCGCGGGTGCAGAATTACATCGATCGCGTGAAGCCGGTGACGGCGACCGTGTTCGTCGTGTCACCGATGCCGGAGCCGCTCGACCTGCACATCGTGCAGCTCGATCCCGGCACGCCGGAGGTGATGACGGGGATTGAGGCCGCGGTCCGTGCGCTGCTCCGGCGTGAGGCCGTCCCGGGCGGTGAACTTTACCACAGCATGATCATGGCTGCGATCAGCGGCGCCCCGGGCGTCCGGCGCTTCCGGCTGATGGATCCGCCGTCGGATGTGACCGCGGCGCAGGGCCACATCTTCGTACCGGGTGAGATTACCTATGCTTGATCCCGTCACCTCGCACGACCTCGACCTGCGATCGATCCCGCCGGAGTGCGGCTACGGGCCGGATGACTATGCAAATGTGATGGCCGACTTGCTGCCGGTCGGCGCGGTCTGGCCGCGCGATGCGGACAGCGTCCAGCAACGGGTGATCGGCGCGCTGGCGGTCGAGTGGGCCCGGGTCAGCGCAGCGATCTGCGAACTGCTCGCCGAAGCCTTCCCATGCGGCGCCCTGCAGGCGCTGCCAGACTGGGAACGCATCGCAGGCCTGCCCGATCCCTGCACCGGCCCGCTGGAAACAATACAGCAGCGCCAGGCAGCGGTGTGCGCCGCGTTCGCGGCGCGGGGTGGCTCTTCCATCGCCTATTTCGAGGATCTCGCCGCACGGCTTGGCTTCATCGTCCACATCCAGACCTTCCAGCCGTTCCGCGCGTCAGTCAGCCGCGCCGGCGATCCGCTGTTCAGCGAACAATGGGCGCATGTGTGGCTCGTGCAGGTCGAGGGTGGCACGCAGGTCATCTACTTCCGCGCCTCTGTCAGCGCGGCCGGCGAACCGCTCGCGACGTGGGGCAACAAACTGCTGGAATGTGTCTTCGAACGATACAAGCCCGCACACACTGTTCTGCTCTGGGCGTTCCGGGAGAATGATTAAATGAGCGAAGCGCTACACGAGCCAGACGCACCGCCTGGCGCTATCAAGGTGAGCGATGGCAACGCCGGCACGGCGTGGGAGCCACAGCCTGGCGCGAAAGGCAACGGTGCCGAGCCGCCCAAACCGCCCGCAGCGACGCAAGCCCCCGCCGACGGCGAGATGTCTGCACGTCTCAGTGCCGTAGAATGGAACGTGGTGTTCGCCGGCCTCCAAGAGCTGGAGGACAACCCTCGCCTGTCGCTCAGGGCATTGGCCGGCATGACCGTTCCGCCCGTCGCCCGGAAGCTGGCGCAGCAGCTGCGCGCGCGGCATGTGAACGAAGAGGACGCACGCGATGCTTGAGATACTCGGCAGGCCAGGACTTCTCGCAAGTCTCGCTGCGTTGCTCGCATCGATCGGTGTCGAGGTGCACGCCGAGATGCTGCACAACATTCTGGAAGTGATGGGGGCGGTGATCGCGCTTATCGGACTGGTCTCAGGCGTGGCGCGGGCGCGCAATGGCGGCACTTAGATGCTGCAAGCCGTGGTGACGCATCGGCTGCCCGCAGAACGCACACGGCAAGGATCAGCCTGATGGCATACAGGCTTGCCGTGTCGCTCGACCGAATGCGAACGCAGTTCAACGCTGCCGTGCCTCACCGCAGTAAGGCATCGGACGGCTGGATCGGTGACGCCAGACATCAGGCTGCGACCAGCGACCATAATCCGTGGATCAAAGATGGGCGCATGGGCATCGTGACGGCGCTCGATATCACGCACGATCCGAGGAACGGTGTCGACACGTACCGTGTGGCTGAGAATTTGCGGCAGAAGGCCGATCCACGGATCAAGTACGTGATCTCCAATGGCCTGATCTTCTCGGCAACCAGCGCCCCGTGGACCTGGCGCCGCTACACCGGGACAAATCCGCACCGCACACACCTTCATGTTTCGGTCAAGTCGACCAAGGCACACTATGACAACGTAACCGATTGGGATCTCGGCCTGGGCGCCGCGGAGCCCACGGCGCCAGACCCTGAACCCGACACGCCGTCCAGCCGGCCGATCCTCAGAGTTGGTTCCGAAGGCGAAGATGTGCGTCACCTGCAGACGATCCTTGTCGTTCGCGTCGACGGTGCTTTCGGGCCAATCACCGAGAGCGTGGTGCGCGACTTTCAAACCAAGCAACAACTGATCGTCGACGGGGTCGTGGGACCGCAAACATGGGCTGCTCTTGATGGCATCCAGCAGATACCTCTGGTCTACGAGGCAACGCCCCGCGAGCTGTCGGAGCGACTGGAAGCAGCCGCTTAACTGCAAGAAGGTTAGCGATGTACCGCATTGACCACGCAACAGGCGTAACAACCCTCGCCGCTCCGACGGCGCCGACCGCGACACCCGACCGCTACTTCTTCGGCGGCAATCCCGCGACAGGGCAGGTCGCGACACTCGTCGAAGATGAATGGTTGAATATGGTGCAAGAGGAGCTGATCAACGCCGTCGTCGCGGGAGGCCTGACGCCGGACAAATCCGAGAGGGACCAGCTGGCGAGGGCGATTGCGGCGATTGCGAGTGGTGCTGGGCCGAGTTTGACCGGATACGCGACCGAGATCTGGGTTAACGGGAATTTCCTGCCGCTGGCAGGGGGCACCGTCAGTCCAGGACCGGTCTCCATCGGAACCGGGCCCGGGAACCGCCGCGCGCTTCAGTTCCTCACCAATATCTACAACCGCTGGTCACTGGCAGTTACGGTCGCCGCCGAGTCCGGAGGCAACGCAGGCAGCAACTTCGCGATTGAGCGTTATAATGACGCCGGAGCGATCATTGACAGCCCGATTGTTATCGGGCGCGCGGACGGCGTGGTGACCATTGGCAATGGCGGCCTGTGGTGCAATATCGATGCCCACGTCGGCCGCGACCTGACTGTCGGCCAGGATCTTACAGCGAATCGCGATGTTTTTGCGAGATACGTTGCTTCTGGTTCCCTGGCGTCTCCGGGGGCAGGCAGATTGCGGGTCTGGCCGGGCACAGGAGGTGGTGCCTGTTATTTTGGTGCCTACAATGCGAACGGCGTTCAAGCCGTCGTATCGATGTTCGCGGAGGAATCCGGCGTAACGACCGAATACCTCCTGTGCCGCAACCTCAACGCGACAGATTTCCAGACGGAGCCACACGGATCGTTTCCCCTCGGCTTGATGCTGTCATGGCGGGACAACTGGACGAACTGGTATGCGACCACGGTGGACCAGACTTCTGACAGGCGCATTAAGCAAAATATAACCGAGTCAGACATCGACGCACTCGCTATCATCAACGCGATTCAGATCTCGCAGTATGACATCAGGCCGGAAGTATCGGCCTGGTATAATTCCGCCGGACTGACGGGCGAGGCTCGTGAACGCATGCTCGCCAACCCGCCGGATCCTCCTGAGCATGTGTCCCTTGGCATCGTCGCCGATCACTTGCTTCCCCACATTCCCGAAGCGGTGCATCGCGCGCCGCCGCGCGACCCGGACGCGCCGAGAGACCCGCGCAACCCGATACCTGACGACGTGCTGACGGTCGCGCCACAGCTGTGCGTGCCGTATCTGATCCGCTCGGTACAGCAACTCAGTGCCGAGGCTGCGGCAGTAAAGAGACAACTTCAAGCGATGCAGGGAGCGTCCAATGTCTGACGATGTCATTCCGAATGTGGCTGAGATCACGCGCCTCTTAGCTGAAGCCACTGGCATCGATGCAGCCGCTGGCAACCTCGCGGCGGGGGGTGTGATTACCATGATGACGATCTCGGGCGGCCCGCTTGGGCAACCGCAGGAGGGATCCCCGCCTGGCCGGTCATCTGCCACGATCATGACCACAGGCATCTTCTATCCCGCGGCGATGGTGACGGCGATTACGGACGCGCTGACCGCACGCAAGAATGAGATCGTGCATGAACTCGGTCAGCTCGGCGTGACATTACCGGGGGGGCGATGATCGCGATTTTCTCCGAAATACCCCTTCAATATGGGCTAAATGAGGGGTATTTTCATGGGGCGTCCGTGGATAAAGCATTGAGAAATCATAGGAAAGTCCCGCAACTACGGATCTGGGGGTTAGGGGTTCGAATCCTCTCGGGCGCGCCAATGGAATCAAAGCACTGTCGTGCGTCTCAGCGAAAATCGTTACGAGGGACGCAGGAAGGGCACCCAAGGGGCATCCAGGATGAGCGAGAACCCCGACAAGCGAGGCACGCCGCTCTGGAGCATGGCGGAGCTCAACCGACGGTTTGGCGGGCTCGGCCGGCAGGTGACGGACTCCACCCGTCCTATGCGACAGTTGCAGCAGTGGCTCAACAGTCAGCTGCAGGTGCATTCGGTGGAGGGATATCCGACGGCGTCTCCGGCTGAGTCACTGGCTCCCATCGTCGAAGCGGTGTCTCGCCGCGGCCGTAAGAAAATCCCCGGAGACGATTTCCGTCTGTATGTGATGGCGCTGCGAATCGATGCCGGTTTAGCGAACTCGCCGACGGAGGCCGCTGCCAGGCTACAAGAAGCCGGTGGCTGGAATGACAACCAACTGATCGCTGCAAAGGACCGGCTGGTTGGCAGATACAACGCGCGAGAGTTTCAGGATGATCTGGCGACGATGCGGAAGTCGCCGGACTACCAGACCCTTGTAAACCTGGTCCGGGGAAATCGCACTGAATAGGTCTCGCCGAATTTCCCCGATGAACGGGTCAAATTAACCCGGCGAACAGCCGCATTGTTCCGATCGCTTTCTCTTAGCGAAGTTCCCCATGCTGACGGCATGACAGATGCTGAGCAGATCTCAGACGAGGCGCTGCTCACTCCGGCGTGCATGGTCCGACATCCCGCCGCTCGATCCCCCAAGCCGGGCAGCATCTGGTTTCTGGCGCGCTCCTCGACCAATGGGCGGCGAGCAGCGAACATCATGGCCGAGGCTGACGAAGGACGGTCCGCCAACGCGGCGATACAATCACAATGTCAGCGTTGTGCGCCCAAGCCGGCGCTTCTCCCATATGCAACCTCTTCGTCGTCGCGCTCAGCAGGCTGGCGGTCATGCGCGCGCGAGATTTCTTGCTCCCGGCGGAAGGCTCCTGGCTCATGCTTCACGCCAGTGCTGACGGTGGAATAGCGATTGCCACCAATTGAGGCAGCGTTGCGCCCGCCCCAGATGCGGCCGCTAGAGTGCTCGGGATGTTGCCGAAGCTGTAGAAGCTAAGGGGCATCTCGACCCATGGCCGTCATTGGTCGGCCCATCAACCGATCCTGGAGCCGACATCCAGTTTCATACCATCCCCGGTTCGTTTCTGATATACAATGTCGTGGCCTGGCTCTAAACTCCCCTCAAGGATGATCGCTGTTGCGCATGAGGTTGAACGCTTGGCAGCAATGGATCCAACTCAGCCCCAAGACCGCCAGCGTCGGCGAATGCTTATCGCCGTGCTGTACGCCGACATGGTCGGCTATAGCCGCCTGATCGGCTGGGATGACGTCGGAACATTGGAGCGACTGAAGACTCTACGGCACAACCTGATTGATCCGGCTATTACGGAGCACGGCGGCAGGATCGTTCAGACCGGTGGCGACTCGCTGCTCGTCGTGTTTGACAGCATAGACGGGGCGGTGCGTTGCGCGGTGAAGGTACAACAACAGGTTCCCATCCACGACGGCGAACAGCCGCCAGATCGTGACAT